CCGCCAGCAAAAGTAGCAGGGTGTGCGTTGTCGGAATCGCCAATGTCGCCGTCGTTATCAGTATCAACAACGCCAGCAAGACCAGAAGGACTAGCGCCTTGTGTGGCAGCAGAATCACCAGAGTAATAAGTCTGTGCTTCGTTGAACAATGCTTCTGTTCCAGAAGTAGTAGCACCAGCCAAAGTCTTGTACTTGCTCTTCATAGCAAAGATAAGACCAGTAGGACCAGTCATAGGTTGAACACCACAGATGTCGTATGCCATCAAATTAGGCATTGCACGACGTACGAGTGCGATCAAAACAGGATTCCAGTTATCGACAGCACCACCAGCACCACCGAAAGAACCACTACCAGCCATTGTGCCAGCTTCCATCAAAGACTGCTCGCCGCTTTCACGGAAGGCGATTTCTTGGTTTTCTAAAATTTGTGCAGTAACAGCACGACGATGTGAATCACCGATTTTACCGGCAGATTCTTCGTTGAGCACAGGTGCCCATTTTTCCATTAGTGTATCGTAAGACATTTCTTACTCCTTAGTTGTTTTTTTGATTGCTTGTAAATAACGATCCATAGTAGAAGTAACATCTGCGGGAACGTCGTTCGCCCAGTCTTCAACTATTTCTTCTGATTCTTCGATGATTTCTTTCTTAAAGTAAGATTCTTTAACAGTTTTAACTTTATGTGCAAAAGATTCTTCGTCTTCGAAATCTAAAGATTCAACTAATGATCGTAGTTTTTCAACTTCAGTTTGTGCAAGGTCATTAGCAGATTCACGAATAATCGTTTCACGCTTTTGCACTTCTAATTCTTCGTTTAATGACATCATTGCTTCGGTCGCAGAATTAAGTTTTTCTTCTAATTCTTCAACTTCAGAAGCAAGTTCGTCAACTAGATCGACCTTAGATTCTGGTACTTCGATGTAAGATTCAACGAACAAACTCTTAAGCGAGCTCATGAACCCTTCAGCGATTTCAGTACGCAAACCTTGCTCGATAGCAAGATGGTTTGTTTCCATCCATTGCTCAACTACATAGTTGAGGTAGTTATCAACTTTCTCGACAAGATCAGCGCGGTTGCTCTGAACTTCTTCTTCGAGTTTTGTGTGATATTCATTTTCCAAACGATCAACTTCTTCAGCGATCTTGGAACGAATTGCAGTTTCGAAAATTACAGCAGTCTTCCCTTTGAACTCGTCAGAGAGAGTTGCTTCTGATTCAACCAATTCACTCAATTCTTGGGAGAAATCGTAAGAATCTTCGGGCAGTTCAACTGCTTCTTCTTCAACTTCACCAAACTCTTCGTGCATTTTAGCATATGCTGCAGCTAATTGGTCTTTTTTCATACCATTCATTTTGCTGTACATTGCGTTGATCATACCTGCTTTAGTTTTCGGCATTGGGCTCTGTTTTACAGAACTTGATGCGTCTGCGACTGATGCTACGGATTGTGCCTCAGCATTTTTCGTATCGTGAGCTTCCTCGATTTGGTTGTCCTCATCGTGAAGATCAAGGTCTAAATTATCTTCAGACATATTTGACTCCTATTTATTTGATTTGAGCAACGAGAGGAAATTTTTAAACTCACGAACCTGAGTCTCATAGAGATCAGTACGCGGAGCCTTTTTAATTTCAGTCTCCATTTTTTCAATCACTTGAGGTTCAATAATGCCATTATTCCAGACCCACTCAACGCCTTCCATGATTCCATTAACAAATGCTGCCGGAGCCGATGGATCTTGTACGATATCTACCGTGTTAAGAATAAAGTCGTCTTTCACGACCATTGTGCCATTTTTGTTCTCAAGACTACCCATACCACGAGTTGAGACACCTAGTTGAACGCCACCTTCAAGAAGACCTTTTACAATCTGTCCCATAGGAGTATCCAATATTTGTGCCTTTCCAACAACATCATTACCTTCCCACTGAAGGTCGGTTATGAGGTGTGAAACTTTGTCAAGGTTCACAGTAGGACCTTCTGGATGATTTAACTCACCGACTGATCTTTTCTGCGACACCTGATCGGTAACGTATTTATCCACTGCCTTTTCCATAATGGCTCGAGGATAAACACGCCCGTTCCTATTCTTTTGATCTGCTTGTGCAAAAACGCCTTCTATTGCATAACCTTTACCTCCGCTTTTCGCTTCAGTAATCACTGTTTCTATTGGTTGACCAATATATTCTGCAATTAGTTTCATCTACATTTCCTTTGCAAAAGCAACACCCATCTTCTCTGCTTCTTTCTGAGAGCGATAGGTGTCTAATTTGTCACCATCGATATACGCGGTGAAACCCTTTTTATCTTTGTGTACCATAACATCGTGTTTGTTTACTTTTTTGGAGAAGACATGTTCGCCTTTAGGCATTTTCTTCGCTTCTCTGATGTTTTTAAAA